TAGGTTCCCTGGCATGTTCAGATATTTGTACTGTCTATGGCAGTAGTTCAATTATTTGTACTTATTGGTACTGGCCTGTTCTTACCTGTTCTTACCTGTTCTTACCTGTTCTTACCTGTTCTTACCTATTCTTACCTGTTCTTACCTATTCTTACCTATTCTTACCTATTCTTACCTATTCTTACCTATTCTTACCTATTCTTACCTATTCTTACCTATTCTGGCCAGTGTTTTCCGGGCTGTCTCTTGGCACTGGCTCGGAGTACCGTTCTTGGTACTCTTTCTTGGTCGCGGTGGATGGATATCACTTTTATACTTTGATGCTCAAACAATCATCTTTTCAATCCATGCTATTCATCCATGCTATTCCATGCACTCTTTCCCTGCATCCTTGGCTATACCCGGTCCACGCCTAGGACGCCCTATTTCCTACTCTAGCACGTGTTCATAGCATGGTTGTCTGCATGGTTCCTCGTGCGCTCCATGCATCCTTCCATGCATCCTTCCCAGCCCAGCCCAGCCAGGGCAGGCCGCGCTGGAAAGGGTCGCGGGGGACGCGCGCGTTCATCGACCGTCGAGGCCCCCGCGCACAATTTTTTATCAATTTTTGAGACCTACTCCTTAGCTAGTCTCTCAATCACATCAATGTACAGCAACAGGTGCTTAGCATCCTCTTCATGCATAAGCATCCACCTCTCGCCCTCAGCTTCAAAGAACCTTAGTGTCCTTAGCTCCGGGCGAGGAGGCAGGGTCTTCTTCTGCTGCACTTGAGGCAGCACCTGAGGCTGCACTCGATTCAGACCTAGACCCGAACCTAGACAACCATGCAGACTCAGGGTCGTTATAAACAGCAGAGTTAAAAGCAGCCCATTCCAGTTCCTCTTTCTCCTTAGCATCACGAACCTCCTTAGCTATCCTATCTTCCCTCTCTGTCTGATACCTCATAGCCATATAGCTAAAGAGGCTCTGAGCTGCTGACCCGAGAGCAGCCAGCAGCTTAATCAGAGCAGTCATGCAACCTCCTATTCCTTCTTACTTCTTCTCTTTAGAAGCCATGACTCTACCTACAATAGCCAGAGCACCACCTACGCCACCAGCTACAACTACAGCAGCCTCAGCGAGAGAAGCCTGATCCTCGGGACTAACAACAATCCCGAATGCACCAGCTACAGCAGCAGCAATAGCGATGATCCCACCCCAGACACCCTTAGACATGTACCATGCTTTGTCCATTACTTAGTACTCCTTACTTTACTTACTCTTTACTCTTTACTCATGCACTCTTTATGCACTCTTTATGCACTCTTTATGCACGTTAATCAACCTACGCATCCACCCTAGTCCGAACACCCTGAAGTTCTTGTTCTCGCTGTACCGTACTCCCCGCAGGGCCATGAACTCAGTCAGGATGCGGTCTGGGTTCTTCGCCAAGGCTCCAAGGGTCTGAGGTCCGAGAATCCCATCCTGGCGCACCTGAGCGGCCCGCTGAAGGGCTCGGCGGGTCCAAGTGACCCCTTGGTTCACCCCGGCGTCGAACGCAGCCAGGGCGATCTGGCGGGGCATCTCAGAGGCCCGGAGAGCGTCCCAGTAATCCTTCCGGTAAATACGTCCAGCCTGCTCCCTGGAAAGCAGGAGGATGGCATCTCGGCCTAACCAGGGGTAGCTCCGCAGGGAGATTCCCCAGTTCGTTAGACCGCCGGGATCAGCCGGGTGCTGAACCAGACCGCCTTCATGCTTCAGGATGAACTCAAGGACATCAGGAGGAAGGGGCTTAGTGTACCCATTCTCCGTTAGCATTCTATCTATTGTACTCGGAGTCATCAGGTACCCTTGTTACTTAGAGTCGCTGGGTACATCCCCTTCAGGAGCATTAGTCCCATCAGCAAGACGATGCTGGAACTTATGCTGGAACTTATGCTGGAACTTAGCTTTCTCAGCTTCACGAGCAGCACGCTTCTCCAGGTCACGCTTGATTTCAGCAAGACGATCCTCAAGGCACTCATCAGCGTACTTAAAGAGTACCTTCAATGTCTGTTTCACAGCTTTATGCTGAGACTCAGAACGAATATCCTGACATGCTTTCTTACCTACCTCTCTGAGCTTGAAGGTAATACCAGAGATGTCCTGCTCGAAAGGCAGTTCATTAGGATTCATAGCCATTAACCTCTCCTTATACTTAGTCTTGAAGCTACATTGCATAGCTTACGTTTAATAAGGCCGTAATCCCGCCCGTCACCGAGAGGGTCTTTCATCCTCTTATTCCATTCACGAAGCTGCTCTTTCTGTCTGTTCTTCTCACCATCCTGAGCCATAGCCTTTACCCAGTACAAACAGGACATAGCCAAGGCTTCAAGGCGGTCGTCATGCAACAGAGAGCCACGCTCCCTAGTCAATCTTATGAGCTGGTACAACCAAGAGTACTGCGCCTTCACAGCAGCTTCGTACTGCTGACACGTATTCCAGTCATGCTCAATACAATGCGAAGAGACCACTAGCTTGCTGTTACCAAGCAAGGGTTCCAGTGCTCCAATGATACGCTCTTCCTTCTGCCCTGAGTGCCACGGTTCTTCTAAGCCGCATTTATGAACCTTAAGGATTTTGGGCATAAGGACAGCAGCGTACATACCATTGCCGTAGTTCTTCTCAATACCTATAACATCAGGCTTCCACTTCTCGGCTACCTGTACCAGCTTATCTAAGCTCGCTTCATCAAGGCCACCAGGGACACCACCAACTTCTACAGCGTACACATAACCGTTAGCAGCCTTAGTGACGGCGTACCCAGTTTCGTCTGCATTCGCACCACCACCAGCGGGGTCTATGAACATATGACAACCAACGAAGTTCGTGAACTCGTCACTGGACTTGCTAGCCCTGTACACCCTAGCTTTAACTGGGAAGTCAAGAGGCAGACTGAATCGCTTATCCTCTGATGCAATGAAGTTCAACTCGCAAGGACTACGCTCTCCCAGATCAGCTACTATCAATCTCTCTGCCTTAAGTGGATACCGCATTGCATCCGACAGTCGTGTATCAAGCATGTGCTGAAGCTGGAAGTACGCTGCACCTTGGTCTAGTTCTTTCTTAGTAAGAGTGCCCTCGTCTAATATCACAGGGTCAGTGGGTCGTCCACGATCCTGCAATGGACCACCGCCTTCTCTAAGGCTAGGGTCAGACTGAACCCGCTTCAGGATACTTGGCGCGAGGAGTCCGTTGTAGTTCTCTTCTTCCTTGAAGGTAGGATACCGCCCAGGCCATACCCGTACAGTGTACCCACGTGACGGGAGGCTGTTATAAATACTGTCGATACTCTGAGGTGTACCAAGATACACGATTCGACCAGTACTACAAATACTCGTGAACTCCTTAGTCAAGTACCTGAGAGTTTCACGCTGAGATTCAGTCTGGCTATTCTTAGGAGTCTCGATGTCATCTGCAATCAACAGGTCTGCACGATTGCCACTCAAGGAACCAGTAATAGGTCTGCACTTAATACTAGGAGACTTCTCCGGTCCCTTGAGTTCATGGTGAATGTCGAAAGCCTTCACGCTCTCCCTGTCACCCTTTGCCTTGTCTGGGCGCAAGCACTCCAGTTCAGGCATCCCACGGATGATCTGGATAACCCAGTTACTTATCTCAGTAGCCATGTCATCTGTACTAGAGACAATTAGGACACGGCTTTGAGGATTATGAATTAAGCACCATACAGCGTACGCAGCAGTGATCGTTGTCTTAGCCTGGCCACGCTGAGCCTGGATCATTATGTACAGAGGACCATGCTGCAAGAACGCGGCAATATCAAGCTGTAACCATGAGCAATTAAAGCCGAGTAGTTCTGTCATTACATCATGCAAGAACACTCTGAAGTCTTTGTAATGCTCCTGTAAGGCTACTAGGTCACGCCACCGTTGTTCAGGAGTCATCTGTACAGCAGACATTACTGACAGACCTCCTGCATGTCATCGAACTCAATAGCCGGGAGGGGCTTACCTGCACGCTTGAGCTTAGCTCTAAGCCGCTTCTCAGTGCTAGTAAGTTCATCGAGTTCACTCGGCTGACACGTGATGTCGTTGTTCTTCAGGAAAGTATTAATACTATTCAACAGCGCGGGAGATACAGCACTAGCCGCAATAGCTCTAGTCTGGGCATCATCTGAATCCAATGCACTCAAGATGGACTGCACGATCTTCAGGTACAGTTCAGTCTGGTATTTGTGCAGTTCAGCAAGCTCGTTCTCAGTACCTGCATTCTTTCTCATATTACATCCTATCCAAGTTAAAGTAAGCAGTTACCGCAGTTAGGACAAGCACCCAGATTACTCGCTCCATCCAATGATTCTTGTTCATGCTTGCCTCTAGTACACGGACACGCGCTTCTAGGTCGGTCTTAGCCTCTTCAAGATTCTCTAATCGAATGTCGCAAGCAGCTCTGTTAATCATAAGATCACTCAACTGCGTTAATGTCTCGTTTATCCGACCTAACCACTCTTCAATGCGGTCAAACCGTGGGCCTTCACTACAATCATGCGCCATACAGACTCCTTAATAAGTTATTACTTATATCGAGGCTACCTTGCAGCAGCCTCTAATAAACAAGAACTTAATCTAACTCTTTACTGCGCGTCCTTCTTGAAGTTCTCGTACGACATATTTACTCCTACTGATTACGAATAACTGAGCGGCCCCCCCTAGCTCTCACCTGAGCCGCTTTTCACCGTCAGATTTTCACCGATTTTCACCCCGCGCACCCGATAAAAAGGTGCGCAAAAGGTGCTCTATGCAGACGCCACCCAGTTGGCTGAAACCGACCCCCCGTTGGTCACACTGAAAAGTAAGATGTGACAACCGGCATCCGTGAGATTCTCGACTGCGTGCCCTACAATGCCGCCACCGGACACGGGGGTGACAATCACGCTCGGGGCCAGCCCCCCAAAATCAGCCGTGAAAGAAACGGCGATGATCGCCGCGTAGAGGCTACCGTATGCTGCGGACGCCGTCCCGCTGACAGTCCCCTTTTCGGCTGTCGGGCGCACCTGACGAAGCCCTGTAACCGTTGACAGGCCGCTGAACATGTCATCTATGCCTCGGTGCTGCTGGTCGAAGAGGAGCACGTTTGCGATGTCGGCGTTGAAGACGATGCCCCTCTCTGTGGTCCCAACGCCCAAGAAGGTGTTTGGTCCCAAGGTGAGATTGTTGATTTTGGTCAGGTTAATTCCTATGCCGTTGGTCGAGCCGACCTTGAAGGTGTTGCCTGAAATCAAGCAGGTGTCGATATATTTCCAGCTTTGACCCCGGCTTCCGAACGTGATACAGATGGGTGCGCCCGTGGGGTCTGCCCCCGAAAACTGGTTGTCGGTAATATTGAGGAAAGAAAACGTAGGCTTGTTGACTTCGTCCGCTTCTGTGTTGAACGCCAGCCCGGCGACGATAAAGTTCTCGAAAGAGTTTCCGTCGATGATGAGGATGGAAGTATTGCCGGGGGTAATGTCCGTCCCGGTCCACGCATAGTCGCCGTTGAAATGCACAGCACCAGCCAGGAATTTGTTTCCGGTGAGTTTCAGCCCGCCCGAGTTAACCTGACTTATGTGTACAGTTCCCGTCTCTGCGCCTGCGTCAAAAGTGCATCCCGTGATGTTGTGATCACCGGCGTCATTCTCAATCGTGTTCTCAATCCGAACGCCGACAGAGATAATGCTTGCAAAATAACAGTTGTCGATTTTGAGGCTGACCCCGGTCTTTGAGGATATAGCAGTGTGCGCCTTTGAGAACGTAATCCGCTCGATTGTGGTGTGTTGATTGACCAGGGCACTTTCTAGCAGGATGTACGCACCACCCGTCTGCGTGCCAGAGCTGTCCATGATAAAGTCTTCGATGACCACCGCGTTGCTTGTCGTGATGGTGATTTTATTGGTCGAAAGGTTATTTGTGCGGAGAAAAGTCCTTCGCCCTGCACCGCGAAGGGTCACGGGCCTGTCGATGGTCAATGCGCTGTAAAGGTAGACGCCAGCCGGAAAATTAACAACACCACCCCACTGCGCACTGACAGAGTTGATCGCCGCCTGTATCGCTGCTGTGACATCGAGACTCGCCGTCCCAGCCTTCACGTCGGCGATCTGTGCAGCCGTCATAAAGTCGAAAACGCTGACCGTTTCTCGCCCCTTGTCTTGTAGGGTGCGCTCAACCGCACCCGTCCCGTCTTGCAGGAACCCAACGAGCGCAGAGCCGCCACTTCCTTCAATAGCGTCCAGCCTGTCTTTCACGGACCCGCTACCGTAACCAACGAGGTCAGCCCCATCTGAAGTACCAAGAGTAACAAGTGCTTGTACATCTGCGCTGAATTCTCTTAGTTTCTCAAAAGTTACTACTGAAGTTGGATTAGTACTATCAGCCTTAACACCAATAATATTGAATCCATGCATATCAATATCTGTGTAGATATTAGCAAGCCCGAACCCATCAAGCACTTCCTGCAAAGCCATCATGAGTTGCAAGTGGCTTTCGTCCAAAGAGGGATAGTCAAGAATACTGCCATTACTATACAGGTGCATCAGTAAGTCTTTTGGGATCACTCTACGAAACACAATAGACTCACCTACTCCAGGTACTGCCCCGCCAATCTGCACCATACCGGTATCGCCGGGCAAGAAAGTAAGTTCCCTGTAAATAGGATTCCCAATACCGTCTTCCTCACTGTTCACCTGACACGTCACAAACGCTGGGCGTAAATACCCAAGGGTGAAGTTCACGGAGTACGTATCAGTGATTCCATCCCCTTTATACTCGATGTAACTATACCCTGTTCTTACTTCACTCATACAAGCTCCTTGTGGGGAGGCGGACCTCCCCGTTAAGTTTTATCCTTAAAGCTAGGCTAAGCCAGCGTCAAACCAAATTGAAAGGCCCATACAGTCATCGCCGTTAGTGCCTAAGACTTTGCCGCTAATGTTAGGAACATCTATAGTAACCACAAACCTTTGCCAAGTGGTCGTTAGTGCCAACTTTCTCGTCCCACTTGGCAAGTTACATAACTACGCTTCAGTTCCCCAAGGGTGAATTGCAAAGGGAACACATTAGTTACCCGTCACCTTCAAAGATATACGTGCTAAAACCAGTGCGTATAGGTTCCATTACATCTCCTTAGAGGGTACATTACTGCACCCTCTGTACTAGTTATTCTTATTAATCTTTCTACACAAGTACGGGTTCATGTACTAATCGACGTGTACTAATCTGTGTTCACGAATTGTTCAAATAGCATACCCGTACCATACATTCGTCCAAATACAGGAATCACATGCAAAGCACGTTTGTCTTGCCTGTCGAACTCCATTCCAGGCAGCATACTTGCTATAGCTCCAGGCAAGTGCAAAGCATCCTGTGCTACACCAAGCATCGGGAGACTAATTTCACCAGCATATCGACCACCCGGGGCTATCTCATCAATCCCCAGAATCGTAGCCGTCAAGTCGATACCAGTTGCCGCCCACGACAACGAGTTATTCAATGCAAAGGATCGCTTAGCTAATGTCTCAACATCCAGTTCTTGTCCTTCGACTGTAGCACGCACCATACTCGCAATACAGGCAGTTCCCATACCGTACGCAATCAGAGCCTGCGCTGACCCGTCACCTCTAGCGAATGTACGTAAGAACTGCTTACGCATTGCCAGAAGCGGGAAGGATTGAAGATGTCCGAATATTGCTGTACTAGGAGCATGTAACCACTGCATACTTTCGCCAGGTAACGCCCTCTGTGTCATCGTGTAAGATACACGCAGTAATGCTCGTCCGTAGTCTTCTCGCAACTCGGGATTCCAGCGTTCAGGATTCATTCTATCTACATGCCCGAACTCATTGAACTCTATCGTCCCAGAATCCACCAACTTCTTTAATGCCCTGTACGTCTCAGTATCAATACCTGCCGTACGTAACAGCGCGGATATGTCTGAACCATCCTTGATACTTCTGAATATCTTGTCAGTTACACTCAATGCGCCTAATCTTAACTGCCCTTCAAGAACGCGCGTGTATCCGGACAGTACACTCTGTACATGCTGGCCCTTAGCAAGCAAGTCATCAATAGTTCTCGTAACACTAGGCGCTGCTGTTACCATATCAAGTGCAGCGTCAGCAACCATGTCTGAACGCATCAATCCCTTTTCGTATCCCAGATTACCTACGCACCAGCCTAAATCTTCGCTGACCTGTCGGATGTTTATTCCACCCAGGTCTTTGAACAAACTACGCATTAACTCTGAACTAGCTATGAAACTTTTGAATCCGGCAGTCGCAAGGATACCAGCAGTCTCTGCTACCTGAGTTAAACCAAGTTTAGACAACAAACTAAGGTTCGTCATCTGCTTAGCTCTGCGCATCCAAGGATTTATATGCTTGTTTACAGACCCGGCCTCGAAGTACTCAAAGACATACGTCAGGAATCGCTTGTATGCCTCCATGTCCTCTTTAGGTATTACCTTTCCGGATTCTTCAGCAGCTTGTTGAATCTCGTCAAGAACCTGATTCTTGATAGTCTCCATCTTGCTCTTGTTATCAATACCGTGTCTAGTCAACGCAATACGCTTAGACATACTGTCGTTGTACTGGAACATCACCTTGTTCAAGTCCTGCTCAACAAGATCAATAATCCGAATCCCCTCGTACTCACCAGCGAGATCAATGTCTGTTCTGCGCCTAGCGTAAGCTATTTTGCCTTTATCTCCCTCAGCAACAGTTAAACGGTTCAACACAGCGTCTGCTTGATCATCAGTCAAACCGTTCAACTTCATACTCTCTTTCAAGAAGGCTTTACCATCATCAGAAAGCAAGTACCCGAGGTTCATATCCATCCCAGCAGACTTCGTTAATTGTCTGTTCATCAATGCACCTGCTATTGTCCAGGCAACGTCAGGATCAATGTCAGGTAAAGCCCGTTGGTACGCTTGGGATAATGCAGACTGTAAACGCTCTCGGCCAATCTTCCCTTTGCCAAGTTTAACGATTGCCGCTTGCATAGCCTCACCTGACCATACCAACGGGATATGCGCAGCTTGAGGCTTGATGTCAGCAAAACCGGGAACAACTCTAGCTCCTGCTTTCCCACCTTGAGCTTCATACAATATGTAATCAGCATTCCGCTTAATGGCATCAAGCATGAGCTTAGCATCGGGTTCTGGAGACACAGTTCTACCAAGTCTCATCTCATTCGCGTATTCCATTACTCTGCGATTCAGGTCACGCTCGTACTGCGCCCTCTGTCTCCAATCTGCTAACGTGAACCCTCGCGATTTCCAACCATCAGCTATAATAGCATCGCGTTCAGCAGCGAATCGTTTATAACCTTTATTAATAATATCCTCAGCTATAATAGCCCCAGACTTATTATTAATAACGAACCCCTCTGCACTCTCGAATAGACTCACCGCCAATGCACGTGCAGTAGCAGAACCTGACTCCCATAGACGAGTGAAGTCATCAGCGAACGGCCCTTTCTTAAGCGCATCCCTGGCACTCTTTAACCACCCGCTCTGCAATGCTGAACTTGTCTTTACTTTATCTACAAGAGCCTGTGCCCTTGTTTTCATATTCCCCAGATCGAGTTCACCACCGAACACACCGTCACCAGTGTACTCATTTAACACATCATCTATGGAGTTATCCAATCTACGTGTGAATTCAGGATCACGTACATGGTCCAAGAAAGCCTTAGCAGCGTTACCAGTTGGAAGCTCACGTGTGCTCAAACCAACAGGCAAACCAGCACTGGCGCGAATAGCTCCACCGAAAGCACCAGCCATGAGTATTCCCGCCGGGACATCAGACCATTGCGCAGTATCTCCAGTTGCAGCTAACAAAGGCTCAGTAACTAGCGCAGATTTTGTACCTAACTTAACCCCTTCCCAAATACTAGCAGCCTTAGATACATCTTCTGCACCTTCGGCTACAGTACCTAGTTTAGCTACATCTGCACCCTTCACTGCTAAGGCAGTACTAGCCACCTTCCTAGCACTAGCGGCTTTACCTAAGAATGGAAGTACAGCATCTACGTCAACAACAGAGGACAGTAACATAGCCGTTACGCCAGATACACCATTCTCACCAAGAACTCGGAGATCGTCCAATTCCTTCTGGATACCTGCATGAATATCCCATGCTTCCGCTAAAGATTCTGCACGACTGAACTTTTCATGGTAAATGCTAGGGATACCTTGTGTAAGTTCAGTCCAGTGCGCTTTAACATCGAAGCCTTCTTCCGGTTCAAAGGAACTCTTACGTACCGTGTAATCAAACACACTCCGCAAAGCATTCACAGTTCTAAAACCACGAGCTACTAGACTCGTGATGTCTTCTTCTTGTAACGCTTTTGTTTCAGTGTACAACTCCTCTTCACCAGTTCTTCCAGCCCCTAGGGATTGTGCAGGAGCTTGAAAGGGAGCCGCCGGAACAGACGGCTCCTTAGAACTAGTGAATACATCAGTTATTTGAGTTAATGTACTCCTCAGGTCTAATGTATCCATGTTCAATCCTTAATTATTCCGTTTCATACCAAATGGAGGGGACATCTCTCCGAATGGTGTATTCATATAGTCTAATACACTCCGTACTGATGTACCAACAGCCCTAGTTGTTGCATCTAAACCCTTACGAAGTACCCCTCGTTCTGAGTCCTCTTGCATTCGTAATTGTTTGTAGTACTCTCCAATTTTCTTAGCCGGGATAACAGCACTGTACTCAGAAGGTAAGCCATTGTTCAGTACAGGCGAGATCATAAAGACACCCTCACCGTTTTCAGTACCGTACCGCACATCTATTTCTGGAATGATCCCCATCGTTTCTTCGCGTTTCTTTGTCATCCAGTTCCCAATGCTCTCTTTCCACCCGACCCCTGGACGGAACATTGTTTTGTCGTACCACATCCGACCGAATTCTTTCTCACCATGTTTCTGTAAGTACATGGTGACAGCCTCGAATGGAACGCCGGATTCGGATTTATATGCCTCTAATCCCATAGCCTCATACAGCGTACCATGTCTAGGAACTATGTATGACCCATGCACGTACGCCCCACGTTCTTTAATATCCATGATTGCACGCGAGATCGCCTGCTCATCAGTCAATTTTGGATTTCGTACAAGGTGCGCCTTAACAGCAGCATTAACTTCTTTTAGCAAGCCACTATCTTCAGCAGCTTTTAGTACTTCAGTTGGTCGCCACTGCTTGAACTCTCCTCTGTCCGTACCACCGTACATCCAATCTCCAATGAATGAAAAACTCGGAGTTTCAGAGTACACAGCTTTCTTAACCTTTGCTGCTAGAGCTTCCTGTACTTCTACTTTACCAAGTCTATCTTGAAAATCTTGTGGACGTAGTTCAGCCTTCATGTTCTGCGCAGCTTGAGTCAAAGCAGCGGCATTAGACTCGCCTGTCTCAGATAGTTCAATAGCCATACTGAACATATCTTTGGCGTTCTGACTTTTCAAGTGCTGCATAGCTAATTGGGGATTCAACTTGTGCAACTCAACTAACTGCTCGTATCCGGCAAGCGTACTATCATACACCTTACCACTTGGATCAAGCACATTAGCGGATTGGAACACCGTTGTAAGTACCGCAGAAGTTTCTGGATCAACAACGCCGTGCTCATCAAGGACTTTTGCGTACTCCGTCTGCATAAAACGAATACTATCGGTGGCCTGTATCCGGCCATCTTGAACCGCCTGTTCAGCAGCAGCTACAACATTATTCCGCAGCATCTGAATCGCAGCTTGCTGACCCTTAGTATCCAATGCTGCGATACGTTTTCCAGCTACGGCGAACGTTACATTCTCCATGAATGCCTGACGTTCAGCCGCCTCTTCTCTCGCTTTCTCAAGTTCTCGGTACGCACGCTCTTGGGCAGCAAGCCTCTCAGCTTCTATACGGTTCATATTCGCATTAGCTGCGCCCCATACATTATCTGCCAATGCGATCATAGTACGATTACCTTTACCGTACTTCTGTACAATACCTTCGGTAGCTTCAAGTCCTTGCTCGTACGTCAACCTACCTGTACGCACAGCGCGATACACCTGCATGAATTCGGTCTTCATTTCAGAGGACCATTGTGCTTCTGCCTGTGTCTCGAACTCATTGAATGCAGAGAGTACCTGAGATTCCTCAGCCGCAGTAGTACTAAAGCGTTCTCGGATACCATCAAGATTACCCAAGGCATCTAGTACTGCACGATCACCTTGCTTCAATCCCAGAATAGCAGCTTCTAAGTACACTTGTTTTTGGTCTTCAGGGCTAAGAGTACTTATAGGCCCCTCTGCACGCATAAGCATTCTGAACATCTCTTGATCTTCAGGCTCTGTTCCATGCACTTTACTCAACAGCATATCACGTGCTGCACTCTTAGTTTCCTGAACCTTCCATGCTTCATGCGCCGTCACATGCGCCTGTGCTACCTTCCGGGCTAACGGTGCAGAGAGTTCAGTCAAGAAGTTATCAGTCATCTGGTCGCCTGTCAGCAACCCTGTGAACCTCTCGGCCATGATCTCACGGAACGTATCCGGATCAGTCTGGTACATCCCTTGTTCTATTTCCTGCACAAGTTCAGTGTACAAATCATCCGTCATCTTTGCTGCATTCATTGACTGAAAGCCTGCAACTGATCCGTACGAAGCTCCAGATTCCAGTAGCTCTTGGTACGTCTTCCCTTGCTGGAAAGTCATCTGCCCCTTAATGAACTCCTTCTGCTGGTACTGCGCTCTCAGCTCCTGCCCAATAGCCCCGGCTTTCTGCGCCAGGACAGCCAGGGTGCGCCCTTCCCGCCCCGCCTCCTGAGCGGAAGCCGGGACTCGGGCACTCAGGCCCGGAGCCCCGGTTGCAGACACAGGCTGGCCCGGCTGGGCCTGCGTTACACTAACGACCTCACGCCGTTCCGATCCCTGCATATTATCTCCTAACTCTTGAATAACAAGTTACCTACATTAGACATTATACTTCCTCCACCAGCAGAGGCCCTAGCCCAATCAGACTTCAGTCCCTGCATACCTCCGATACCACCTTTCTCTTTAGACGAGAAGAACGTACCTGCCATATCCATGAGACTACTACCCACGATTCCCATGTAATCAGGCTTCACTGAAGTACTGTCGTACTGCACCTGAGCTTGCAGCATAGCATTCGAGGCAGTCTCCAGATTCCCTTGGTACTGCTGGCGAAGCTCCTCTTGACGATAGAAGTCCTTAGTTGCCGCTACGCGATGCAAGTGACTAATACCCACATCGACACTCTTACCTTTGACACCTGCACTAGCAGCAGATACCTCTGCTTCACCAACAGCCTGAACCCGCTCCTGCTGGATAATCTGCGCGACCTGCTGACTACGCTTGAAAGCAGAGACACTGTTCCGCACAGCAGCATTCACGTTCTCAGAAGCTGTAAGCAGCAGTACTTTGTTCTGTGCTTTACGGACGCGATTCTGCATCTCCGCTTGCGACCGTGCTTCTTGTAAACCTCCAAGCATTTGTACAGCCTGGAGTCCTAGCATCCAATAGCTCATAATCTAGTACCTCGTTTGCTGTACGCACCAGACCATTCAAGCTGAGTTAAGAACAACGGAGTGTGCTCGTTGCACTGTACAATCAAGTCAATGTAATCCGCATTATCTCCTGCATGTACGTACAAAGCATCACTGAATACAGGCTCAGCGCCAATGATGTTATTCAAGTCACCAATCATCCTGGCACTGAACTCTACTTCAGTATCCCCTGTGAATCTATTCCGCACTACTGTCTTGAATGATCCAGAATTATTAAAGGTTACTACCCAGTTACTAACAACAAGTTTAACCGTTAGTATCGGCTCAGCATCGCGGCCTCTGTGGTACGGACGAGTCGGACTCCATTGACTCATGTAAGTGAATCCACTGTACACAGTCCCACCTTGCATGTCTCTACTGAACACAACAGCAGTAGGTGTGCTAGATTCCACAACAGCAAGCATTCCGGGATTCGGACACCCAGTACCTTGCACGTACACTCGCTTATCTGCTTCATCAACCAGTAATGTGGTGTTCACACCGGTGTGCTTCAGCTTTGAATCAAGATGTACCTGATACCCAATCCCATTGTCATCACTGCGCTCCAGAGGCATTACATGCATCTCGTACTTAGCACGTGCTTCGTTGTACTGTACTGACCACCAGTTGCTCTCAGCAAAGAAGTTGTACTTAACAAGATTCCTGAATATCCATTTGCTCCATGCAGCCTGGACACGCTCTGTCCCAAGTACTACGTACTGGTACACGTACAACTCGCTTTCATCTTCCTCTGTGCTAACAATCAGAATGTCGAAGTTACTAGAGGCAGCAAGACGCTTAGCTCTACCCACGATGTACTCTTTAATGTGCGTGGTTATACTAGCGGAGTTCTGTGCATCCGAAGCAGCTTCTGTGTAGAATTCGCGGATACCGCTGTATCTACCGAAACTCTGTGCAAAGAAAACCGCTGCACCTGCTTCTACAGGATCGGCATTCAGGTCAGCATCGAACGCCACCGTGACAACCATACTAGCATTCTGCGGGGTTAAGGCAGTACGGCCAAAGATAATGAACTGAGCTTTGTCACTGAAGATCACGAGGTCACGGTTATGCATGACTGCGCGCTGCATAGTCACGCCGTACTTCACATTACTCTCAAAGTCTATGGTATCTGAGGCAGTCTCTTGTAATGCAGTCTTTCTCCAGAAGCTCGTCGGTATATTAGTTCTCGACATAATAACGGCACTCCCGGCCAGGAACACCAACCTACCTTGGAACACTGCAATATCATTAATTGTGTGCCCAATAAAGGAAGGTAAAGGATTACTAAGATCATCCCCTACTTCCCTGTCGTCCCATGCACCGGGGCTGAAAGTGAACTTATCTGCTGTTGCATCGTACGTGAGCACATGCGGCATTGTACTCGGATCAATCTGGTACTCTACGGTAGGATCAGGACACTCCCTCCACACACCAGTACCTGCACTGAAGAACTGCCCATCTGCGGTATCAGTAGCAGTGAACTTCACGTAGTAGTCATCAGCCGATACCTCTACACCACGTACCTTTACCACATGCCCAACGTACGCAGTCCTAGCTAGGTCAGCAACCTTTGTTACTTCGGTACTGTACGCGGTTATGTTCTGGTTTCCTCGGCTGTCTGTTCCCGTCACCTGCAAAGTAGTAACGTCTGTACTCTTCCTTTTGAATCCAACAACCGCATCATGCTTGACAGCAGTGAAGTTAGTGTTGAAGTCCGTGTTCGCAATCAAAGCATTGTACAACTCAGTAGCTATCTTTGAAGTCTGGATACCTGCGAAGTCCGCTACAGTACTCGCGTGCGGAGTAGTATAACTAACTGTCACAGTTTTATCTACACCAGACAACTTGAACTTAATAATCAAGCTGTACACAGAACTGTACTGTCCGCCGAGAATCTGGAATACTCCGTACCCTGTGTCTAATGTTCCAGTTGTATTCGGCAGCATAGCAGGAATCTTAGAAGTATTGCACATGTACGTTTCATCTTGCAGAGTAGCCAGTGCCATCCGCGCATCAGTTACGTACGACATATCCACCGGAAGGTTCACTGTCTTTTCTGCACCAGTGAACAAATCAAATACTCGGAGTTCACCTGCTTTGAATGCAAGAATGAATCTATGCGTTGGGGATACATCCAAGAATCTAAAACGCCACCCTGTGCCTGTTATCGGGAAGTCGAACTGCCGTTGTGTGCATTGCCGTCTGCATAAACCCAGTACAGGATCACTAGACATGTTCTCTTGGATGTTGCACTGCCCTTCAGTCCTAGTTTGCGGAGGCTGCTGAGATACGCCTTGCAGCAGACTACCATAACTAGAATCTACTCTTTTCATGTCGGCTCCTTAGTACCGCTTAGTACCGCTTGTACCTTAAGTTATGTCGCGGAGACAGGACACTCAAGGCACGCGGAGACTGCAATGCATTTGCACCACGCCATTTAATATCCTCTCTGTTCAGCATCCCGTACGCCTCAGTCTGAGCATTCTTCAGCACAGTGAGCTTATCCCCTTCACCGTCCTGCTGCACAAAGAACTCGTACACAGCAGACGTCCGGATGTACTCCGCCGCCATTTCAGGCAGTGCCTCAATATCCAGTCTAGATACTACACGCACTGTTACAGGTCCAGTAAAGAACTGAGTGTTCCTTTGCATATCGTACAGCACCCGTCCTCTAGGTACTAGCTTCTGCTCGATGTCTTCGCTGTCAATGCTCAGTGCATTAGTCGGTACAATAATTTCATTCGCGGAGTTCGGCAGTAGAGTGAGGTTCCGTACTTCATTGAAGTACCATCCTCGTGCCTGGATGTACTTGTTCACTCGCTTTAATACATCACGAGCAGCAATAGCTGAAGGATGCAAAGACTCCACAGATGTGACCTTATTCACTCCGATCGCTGCAAGCATCGAATTAATTATCTCTAGTTCAGTCATAATGACTCCTTACTGACTCCTTGTTACTGCTCCTATTTTGAACCAAAAAAAGCCCCCTGCACCCGAAGGTACAGAGGGCATACAATTAAGCCTTCAGGAGCACACCGCACAGGTCATAGCGGTTAGCCGTGACTCCGTACGCCATCATGTTCTGAATGAACCAGCACAACTCTTCCTTGTTGTACCAGATGTCCGGGGTCATCGGGATAGTCTCCGCAGCAAGCAGGGAGCGAGGATGCATGATAACAGCGCAAGCCTTAGCCATATTAGCATCGACGTTGTAGCTAGCACCAAGCAGGTGCGCGGCGTTCACGGCAGTGGGAATGCGGGTAGTCTCGACAATACGAGCACCCTCAATCATGGCGATACGACCCATAGCGTAGTCACCGTTACCAGCGGAGTAGTCCGCATTAATGAGCTTATCGGCATCCAGCAGGGTCTGGAACTCAGTAGGACGAACCCACACAAGCAGCTCATTCCGATCAACCTCATCCTCAGCGAACTGAGTAATCAGGCCACGAATACCCTTCACGAGCTTAGTAGGATCAAGCTCGTCACCAGGCAGGGCGAGCTTGTCGTTCTTGCCATTACCAAAAGCACCGTTCAGGGGAGCAGTCTCAGTAGCCAGCGCACCCTTAATGCACTGAATCAGGAAGCTCTCATCGAAGAACTTACCCATCTCCTTACCATGATCCTGAGCCAACTCCATGCGGGCATTGAAGTCCGTCTGGAACTCATTCAGCAGAGTACGCTTATCACGGGCAAGCACAATCGTGTCAACCGTAACCTGCACCTTACCGAACTCAGTACCAGTAGCCGAGGGACGGCTGTTCTTGTTCGCGTCATTCACGGCCTGCAACGTGGTCCGGCCTGCACGACGATTCACAAGAGTATCAGTACCAGTAAGCGTGCGGAGCTTAACGTACTGACGCATAACAGAAGACTTAGCGAACTGGTTCTCCACTTCGCCGCCGTACTCAGCGATCATCTGAGCACGCAAAAGATCAGAAACTACATCAGGCATACTTTTCTCCTAAGTTTGATTAGCCAAGGACAGCGGCTTAGCATGAACTACGGCTTAATTAATTTTCTACACTAGTACGGGTTTATAGCACTAGTAACTATACAGGTTTAACCATGAACCTTCGGGTAACAAGATCAATAGCAGCCTGATCCTTAGAGTCCTGTGCTACTTTCATAGCATTCACGTACTCCCGTCTATCCTTGAACGGAGTCAAGGTAGCACCTGCATTCGCCGGAAGATCAGGATTCACAATGCTGCTAGTACCTGTGGGGACACCGGCGTGCTGATGATACAAGTTCTTCAATGCATCCAACGCCAGATAACCAAGATGCCCACCAGCGTTCACTGCTTCAGCGTACTCCGCTACTACATCTCTCACAGTAGCAGGTGGCTCATGCACCCATGCCTTGAATGCTTCAAGCTGAGGTTCACCACCAAGCAGATGCACAGCAGTGTCATGCATCTTCTTCTGCTCAGCCTGAACCTTCTGGTTGTACTGAGTAAGACTCTGCATAGCGAGCTTTGCACCCGATTCTCCCAGGTACTCTTTCAGCTTCGCCTGATCTATGTCTTCAAGATTACCAGACTGCACGCTTTTCTCGAACACTTCCTGCACCTGCTTGATCGTCAAGCCTTTCTCATGCAGCATTCCTTCAACCGTCTGCACAACCGGGTCTGGATGCTGTGGCGTGTACACGGCGTCCAGCGGGTCCGGCTGGGCCGGAGGAGGGGTCTGGTCAGCCGGGGCAGGAGGAGGCGTCACAGGAGGGGTCTGAGGCGGCGCGTCCTGCGTCGGTGGAGTAACCGAGGGCGTAACAGCCGGAGGCGTCTGCGGCGCAGCAGGAGGCGCGTCAGGAGCTACAGGAGGGGTCTGCGGGGCCTGATCCCCGACTACCGGAGTAATCGGGGCGGCTGGGGTCTGGGTAACTGGGGTACTCGTTCCACTAATCATTATGTTCTCACTTCTTGTTTGTTACTGTTCTGTACTGTTCTGTACTGTTCTGGATTACTGTTCTGTTCGCATAGCTTGTTCAGCTACCTTTGCTTGCATCTCAGCCTGCTGCATCTCAGCCTGCGCTTGCATCCTTGCCTGATCTTCCTCAGCTACTACCTGAGCTTCCTTGAAGAGCTTATCAGGATCAATACCACGGTTCGCGCATGACATCTGCAAGTACTTCTCTTCATCAAGCCAGCGCCCCCATGTTCCCAGATTCTGCGTAACAGCAAGATCATTGAACACAAGGTACACAGCTTCACTCTCTGCACTTCGGCTGAGCGCATCCATACCTGTGATAATGAAAGGAGTTATGTCAAGATCAGGACCAAGCCCTGCATCGAACAGGATCAGCGTTGCCAATGGGAATTGCCACTCATCAGCGAACTTACTGTAGATACCACCATGCGACATTTCGAGTTCACGAATCTGCATCTTGATCTCTTCAGCAGTCACGCGCTCAGCTTGTCTGGTAGTAGCTGTACTCAGCATGAAGGCTGAGCCAAGCTCTTGCTCAATAGCTTGAATCCTAGAATGCACTGCTTGTATGTCGTACGCCTTCCCCATGTCGGGAGTCCAGATGTCATTCATAGCAGCAGCATGATAAGTCCCAGGTGCAGAGTTATTCAACTCGTCGATATCCACAACAGAGGTAGGATTCACGAACCTCTTGATGTCGGACATGATTGCGACCATCTGATCCAAGGCAGTAGTCAAGGCCGAGTGCGCGTTAAAGCTGTACTCGTAATCCTCTACCAATCCTCTGCCGTAGTTCTCACCATGCTTTCTATTCCATGTCAGTGCTACCCACGGAAGCAACTGCTTCGGGTACGTGATCTTCTCGTCAGTCTGCAAGTTCACATCATCAGCAGCTTGCCGTACGATGTACCGCTGAGTATCAGCATCCCACTCGATCAGTGTGTACAGCGTGCAGAGTGTCTCGTCATTCACACCTTTCTTATTCGCCTTGATGATCTCCCGAGTCTTAGCATTGAATGCCTTGAGTTTCTTCGTGTCTCGGGTACAGAGTCTATAAATGCTTCCATCCCATGCACGCTGGACACTGTAGTTCCGAAGATCGTACATAGCCGCTTTACGGGTCTTAGTCTTTGGGTCTTCGTAGTAATACATGCAAGCATTCCCGGTGATAATCAGGTGCTTCATGGCATCTACTGCCCTGTTCCTGTGACTCGCAATGTTCGTGCTTAGCTGAGACTCGTGTTCTATCCTAGCCAAGATACTTTGAAGATCAGACTCACGTAAACCCATCTGCTCACCCATAGCCTTAGTCTTATCTCCTACATGACTACGGTAGAACGGGCGATTCGCAGGGAACAGAATCTGCACGATATGGTTACTAAGATGATTCACGCATCTTGCTCCGATACTACCACCAGACTTCGGCAGCACTTCAGCTACCGTTACATGCTCAGGTGGGAATATCCATGCAAGTGTCCATTCACTGTACAACTCGCATCTGTTCATAAGAGACAGCTTCTCTGTCTGCATCTCAGTCCAGATGTCAGCTATCTTTTTATCTGCTGTAATAGGTACAGCTTGAACTGGTTCTATCACAGCTGCAAGCCTCCTGCACCAAGTCCGGCTATACTGCTACTTGTACGCTTACCAGGGCCGCGTTTACCAGATGCACTTCTGAGTTCATCAGAAGCAGCACCAACTTCTACCAACGCGCCTGTACCTGTAGGTGCAATAGCAGGAGGGGCAGGAATAGGGGCTTCTGGGATGTTCATGTCGATCTTAGGTTGACTCATAGATGATCCGAGCATACCTACACCTGTTCCAATAGCACCACCAACAGCAGCACCACCGAGCATACCCATACCGCCCATAGACACGGGCAAACCCATACCACCTGTGAGCGCACCAATCGCAGCACCAGCTAGTCCCGCAGTAATAGGGCTTTTCAGAATACCACTTACACCTTTAGTGATTCCTTTGAAAGCGCCACTAATCCCTTTACCTACACTCTTGAACGCCTTACTAACACCTTTGAAAATACCACCACCACCGCACATACAGACTCCTATTCAAGTTTTAAAGTTTGCCCGAAGTCTTGAAAGCCTAGCTTGTGCAGCAGTCTAACGTACCTCGGATTCTGCATTGTGCTGATCCCCATGATAAGTCTCTTGCATCCACGTTCAACTTTCAGTCGCTTCAGTTCCTGGATTAAGTACCGCACTTGCATTGGGTTATCTGACACAACGAACTGTTCGTACATGTTCATGTCTGGGCACAGGAAAGTTTCTTGCGTCATAGCACACGCAGCACCTTGTACAACTCCATCCTGCTCAGCTACGATAAGATCAACTGACGGTTCATCTAGTACAGCTAAGAGATTCTGCATGACGTACATAGGATCATGCGTTACAGTCCTGTAGTTCGGAGACTCGAACAATGTTTCAAGTAACTCTGCTATTCTTGATACATCATAAGCATTAGCGAATCTTATCATACATCCTCCTACAGAACATCTTGAGCTTATCCCACCATGTAAGGCTGAACTCCTCCCTGTACTCCTGATAGTACACCTTAGTACTACCAGTCAGTTGAAATCTAATCCATGCAAGTACATGCTGTTCACCTGCGCTGTACTGAATATCTTGCATACTTGTCTTAGGAGTTACCTCCAATGGAGGAAAGGCTTTCATTAGCTTGTCGTAGAATTCTTGTGATACTCTTGAACTCTTGAGACTCGTCAAAGTACTCGTCACTGTTTTGGTATTCTGGGGATTCATCACTTAGTTCCTCTAGTTTAGCATATAGTGCAGGAGGTAATGTACCACCTGTACTACCTGCTTGCTTTAATAGTTCTAGTAGTGTACTCTGAGGTACACCATCAAATACATTACTCATACTCACCTACCTAGTAAAGTAGAATACTAAGGACTACTAAGTACTAATATATTATACTATACTCTTACTAAGTATTCCCTAGTATTCTCTAACTTAGTACGTGTTTATAGCACAAGTAACTATCTAACCAAAGAAGTATTTACTCTTGAGTACTTCTCGTATATCAAGAGTACCGTACTCAGGTACTTCAGGTAACTCACAACCAGTCTCTCTTTCAATCTCAGCTTTCAACTCATGTAAAGGAGAATGATCTGTGTACATGTTAACGAACTGTTCTCTTATGATTCTTTGGAACTGTTCAGTATCACATGCATGAGTACCGAAGTCATCGTGAATACAAGCGAAGTCACGCATACCTTCCTGATAAGCTGCATTAACTGTCTTAACAAGATGACTAGCATCACAACTATGCACGAAATTAGGACTAGCACCATTACGCATACGGTAAGAGTTAATCCCTACACCATGATTAGCTATCAGTAGCTCTACTCTGTTCCCAAGCAGGAGTGTCTGAATTACCTTAGTCTCTGGATTCGTGTAATGCTGGAACACTTTAAAGCCAGATGGAGCAGTCCAGATCATAGGCAATCCAGCAGACGACACAATACTAGCGCACTTCCTGAGCCATGCCATAGCCTCTCTAGCAGCTACAACTACTTCTCCTATACTAGCCCAGATGATCTCAGTCAGGAATACACTAGCTTTGAATGGTTTATGGAAGAAGTTCTGATCTTTCTCCATGATGAAGTCGTACACACTCTGGGTACATGCCTGTCTGGTACTACCGTACGGCATAGTCATAACAGGCTTCTTGCATATCTTCCTGTCGATACCGAACTCCAACCACAACTGAGCAAGAGGATGCGGACTGAGCATAAGTTTCTTTATACACACATCAGCCACCCTCTGATAAATATCAGCAGGTACATCTGCATCAACGAGGTTAGTTGCCGCGCCACCAATAGGGTCACGGAGTACCGCAGAGAAATGCTGTAAACCATTACAACTACCATCCAGTGCAATCGGGATATGACTCTTGAAGCTAGACCCCTGATTACAGAAGTCCCTGAACTCATAGCACCATGCAAGGAACTGCCATGGTTTATCTGCATTACCCCATAAATCTCGTGTCCCAATGGGGTCTTCAGGTACTCTGCACCAGTCATCGGCGTTCTGCTTAATGAACTCAGCACGCTTTTCGTAACTCAGTTTATCCTTCCCGAACATGTTCGCACCATGCACTAGGAACCAGTACTCACCAGTTGCACCAAGTGGTTTACCTTCTGCGAATTCCAGGATTCCTTTACCGAAGTTCGGACCCTGCGGAGACATGCCGCTAGGAACAGCGTACATCCGACCACGGGAATCTGTCTGGAAAGGGAAGTAAATCCTCTCTTCATGCTGGAACTCGTTCGCTAATGACATGGTACTGCTGAGCTGGAAGCACTTACTCATGCGCTCTTTGTCGTACCTGTAGCACTTGCTTGCTTCACGCTTCCATTTGTTAAAGACTTCAAGCTCCTCGTCAGTGAAGGTTGATTTGTCACGATCTCTAGGGAACGGGCACGGTGGAATTGGAGCAGGCTCTGTACTAGGCAAGCCGCACCCAAGGGACTTCTGCCACACCTCGGCCAGTACATCCTTGACACGTTTATTCACCCGCCAGGGAGTCTTCTGCAAAGCATTACAGGCAGACATAGCCTGCGTCAAGTCGCTTCTCTTGACCTGTTCTTGATGTTCTTTTGTACGTACCTTTACGAACTTCACACGACTACGTATCTGTGGAGTCCAGTACCCACCACTGTCGTTAGCTATCCAATCATCTGGTGGGATAACACATGGCAGCATCATAGGGCATAGCAACCCGGCAGTTTGCACTGCCTGCTGCGCCCACTGTACGAATGCCTCAGTAGGCTTAACGAACCACTGGGACTTCTTATTCTTCCATGCACGCTCGAATTCAATCACACCGCAGGATTCATTCAACAACTTCAGTAGAAGCACACCCATCTGCGCACGCTCAGTTGGGGTCCACTCTACCCATGTCAGGTCCATGTCATTCGCTTTCTTAGTCATAACTCTATGCATGTACCGGTAGTTCGTTGTACCTTTCTTCTTGAAGTCGCTCAATAGTTCATTCACGAGTTCATAGTTCTGCTTCTTGAAGGCATTGAACTTGATCTCATCCTCTACAATCCGGCCTATGGTCATACCCCACTTGGTCATAGTGCCGTCATGCCCTGCTTTATTCGTGTGCTTTAAGTACTTCAAGACAGTACTAATACAAATCAGTGCCGTCGTACCGGGGTCAAGAATCCCAAGTAATTTAGTGTACTTAGCACTCCGACCCCGACGTGGGGTAGTCTTAATATGCTGCGTGATTGCCTCAGCTAAAGGCTCGACAACCTTCTTAATAATCAAGCGTGCATAAACAGTTTGATGTCCTCTACCTGTTTTCTCGGCAGATTCAGCGGCGCGTTCAGCCCGTGCAAGTCCTGTTGCAACCATCCGTTCCTCCAACTCAATCTGCCGCTCCATCATTTCTTGCGCTCCTTCTTGGCTTGTATAGTTCTTTCAGCTTTCCTGGCTGCTGTTCTTGCCCTTGCTTTCTTCAGTCGTTCTGCCTTCTTTTCTTCCTCGGTCTTGTGCGTTGGATGCAGAAGACCGGTCCTGTCAGTTGCGTGATACTCGTAGTACTTGAGTAACCTAGTCAACCACTGCTGTACAGTGAGTCTCCTCTTAGCACGGTTAGCCAGGTTGTACACCTTACCCTCTATACCGTTGCAGTTCCTGCATAATACAGAGCGGATGCGCCCGGTCTTGTGATCGTGATCCAGTACACAGTTCTTATCTTCCTGTTCAGTTAGATCACAAAGACACAAGGCGCACACCTGCTTCTGCTTCACACGGAGCTGCTTAGTTACATTAGGTACATCTCGTGGACGCAGCCTCACATGCACTCCTCTTTGATGAAGTTCTTGAAGTCCAAGATAGTCGGGTTTCGCTGCATCCATAACAGCGCACCCTCAGATAAGAAAGCCTCCTGCGCTGTGATGTCTGCGCCTGTCCGGTAGTTCTTGAATCCAACAGTCCTGCTGTACAACTGGTACAAGTTCCATACTGTACTAAAGGCTTCCTTGTTGCTATGCACATCACGCAGTATCTCGTACGCCATGACTGGACCAACAGACTTAGGCTTACGCTGCATGAGCTTAGCCTTAGACTTCTCGCACCCAGCCTCAGCTTTTTGGATGTCTATGATAGTACTCGCAGTAGGAGCAATCCAATTCAGAACAGGCGGACACAACGCAGGCAGGCCACTAATGTTATCGGCTGTGTCTCCCATGAGCATTTGTGCCCAGAAGAACTTGTGTCCCCATCCTAACAGTTTCTTCGTGCTCGTAGTCTCGTCAATCCAGATTGAACCGAACCCCTCGACATCCACAAGGCTAAGTGTCTTCGGGTCGAGGTGAAGCCCAGGGACCATACGCAAGTCCTTATCAGCAGACACGATAACAGAGCGCATCCTCGTACCTGCTTTCTTGACGGCTTCGTAATTCTCTTGGGCCATGCCGTCGTCTGCCTCGCGGTCTTTCCAGTACCGTGCATTAAGCTCATCACGCATGAACCTCCGTACCTTCTCAAGTAGCTCAGGTTTCTCTCTATCTTTCCGTGTTTCTTGGTACGGCTTCAGTCTTGCAATATCGTACCTACCACCCTTGTTACTACCGGATGCAGTGAGGTGCAGGGTGTAGAACTCGGCCCCGCATAAGTTCTTCTGTGTTTCAATGTTCACTTCAAGGTTATGCACCATCTCATCCCAGGTGTGGTCTTCCTTGTACGCAACTTGGTACGCAATGAAGTCTGCGTCTATGTGCGCAACTCTACCGGAGACTGTTGGAATAAACGCTTGTACTTCGGTATCAATTAACTCGTCAAGAACTATTCCGTTGACTTGCATTCTTCCTCCTGAATCCAGTTGTAGTACCACAGGTCTTTCATGGCTGTACAAAATACATCCCATTCCTTCAGTTTGTGTCCAGCACGCTGGCGCAGGATGTTCCTAACAGTCTCATAACTACATGTCAGTACACGCCGCTGAAGAAATGACTGCGGGAGATGACGATTCACCCAATCAAAATCGCCATCGTCAATTCTCGCATTCAAATCTGCAAGCGTAAAGAGCATGATACCGCCTTCAAAATCAGCATCCGTGAGTCTCCGCTTCATCAAGGTGTGCATTGTGCTTTCACTTTGCGTGCATGTAGCTACCTTGTACTGATCCATTTGCTTCCACCAGTACAGCGGGGCTTTAATATCTATCCAGATTTGCATCTGTCTAAGGAACTTATTATGCCCGTCACCCAGCTTAGCAAGTGCCTTTGCTCTTTTCATCAGACGATTACGCACGTCGCGCAAGTACAGTACAGTATCCATACCTTGGGCACTAGTCAATCCGTAAGACAATCCAAGCCCGTACAAGGCTTCATCAATACCAGCTTCGCGCAGAATATGAACTTCCATATATCCTCCTTATAGGAGGGCCGAAGCCCTCCGGTTCTATGAACTGCATTACATAGCAAGCGGGTCGCTGTCGTCACCAAGCAGAGCAGCACTAGCTGCGGCGTGCTCATCCGATGCACCCTGCAATCCTACCAACATCTGCTGCAAAGCGGAACCTTCGTAGTTCACAGCAGACAGGATGGTTTCCTGTATGAAGTTCTTACTCTGCTGAGATACATTACCTTCCTTGTCCTTGACCTCTCTAGTACCTTCGATGAACAGACTATCCCAAGTCTCAACAGTCGGGTTATCCCAGAGGAAGATCTTCAGCGGAGAAGTTGCAGGCATAACCTTAACAGGCTTAACATCACCAGTTTCCGGGTCTTCAATCATCGGTGCAGCGAACGTCCAATTCTTGCTGTCGGGTGTACCACTGAACAGGTTAATGTACTTACCTTCCTTCTTGTTCTCAGGTGTACACAGGTTCCCTTCTGCATCGACAACAGCCACCTTAACCAAGAAGGCTTCACCAAGCATCTGAGCCATGTGCTGCTTCCCACGTCCACGGTCAAGGCAATTCATGATCTTCTTGAAGTCACCCTTAGCCGACAGGGATTTATTCACAGTAATACTTACACGCTTCCCGACCTTCTTCGTGACCTCGCCAACTGTGATCTCTTCGATGTCATTCTTCCCGAGCAGTTCAAATGTCAGGCGTACCTTGTCCGCAGGAGGCTTAGCGCCGAACTTGCTTGGGCCTTTCTGTACATGCTTACCGAGTTCAATGTACTCGATGAATCTACAACCACGCAGGCCAGGAGTAGGCAGGGTACGTTCAAACCCCTTTACTTCCTTACTCTGATCTTCAGTCTCCGCAGCCTTGTTCGCCAATGCCAGTACATCAATTCCGTGTTCCATAATTCCTCCTAGATAAGTTCACAACTTCCGCCAGTACAGGCGTATTCCTTACTACCTTTCGTGCTGTCTTCTGCCTCGAATTCAGCCAGTTCTTTGAAATCAAGTTCCGGCATCTGTGCTTTCAATTCAAGGTATTCTGCTTCTGTACACTCCTGGTACGGGGCGAGCTTGTACACTCCACCATCGTACGGCAAGAAGCTAATACCAGATATATAATCCCAATTCTGCTGAACCCACGCACCTACAGCAAGCCATTCATCATCCTTCACATAGATCGTACAACTAGGTTTATGTTCACAGTACTCTTCCTGTAGCATCTTCCAGTACTCAAGCTGCTCTAGTGCGGTTTCCTGATCTCTGAACACCGCAGTACTCGGGGCTTCAATCGGGAATTCAAATACCAGTGTGTTAGCGGAGTGCATCTCTTCACCAACTTCAGGATGCACAGGTACACCCTTCTGGATCAGGAACTGCGCCAAAGGATCAACAGCATCTACACGTACTCGTCTGATGTACCATCTACTGTACCGAGGATGCAACCCAGATGCAGAGTCTACAAGTTGAGACACAGTGCCTGATGGTTTAACGCATGTAATTGCAGCAGGCATGTTAATACCAAGTATATCCGCCCATGCTTCCGCAGTCAGTACAGCCTCGTACTTCATTGCACGCAGCCAGCTTCTAGCTTCGTCAGACACAGTACCGAGTACAGGATGATCTCTCAGTCCTGTCAATGACACACCAAGCAGTCTCTCTTCCTCGCAGTTCTGCTGCCACTCTTTAGACACGAACTTGAAATCAGTGAATGTACTTTGCACTATCCCAAGTATGGTAGCATGGTACATCTTGATAATCAAGTCATCTAAAGTATCCTCTGGGCGGACGACTACCTCTGTCAAGTTACACACTTCAGCAGAGCGGAGCAGTATCTCACTGCATGGGTTGCATCCGAACTCGTAATCTGGGTCACGCCTACCCGACTTTCCGGCTATGATCTTAGCGGATTCCCTGTTGAAGATACCACGCTCCCCGGACTTACTCTTCATTAGGGCAAGCCACTCTTCCATGAAGCGTTCAGCATCTGGCTTTTCGGTGTACGCTACACTGTTGTTGCTGAGCATACGCTGAGGATTAGTATCCCAGAACATACCCGCTTTAGCATTAGCCATTCTGTCATCAGACAGATTACTCAAGCTAATACATGCACTCCTTCGTACACCACCCGCAACCACAATGTTCGCTATCTTGCAGGCTATGTCGTGCACTTCAAGGCTGTTCAGCTTCCGGCCTCGGGCCTGCTGGAACATCCGGGTCGTGAACTCAGCCAGCTCTAGGAGCGGCCCAGGACCGCTGGCGCGGCCTCCGAAGGTCTTCAGCTTGGCCCCCTTGGGCCGGACCCTGGACACGTTCAGAGGCCGGATAATGCCGTCATACAGGCCATGCAGGAGGCTCAGGTAAGCCCTGGCCCAGCCCTCCTTGGAATCTGGGACGATGATCTCGTAATCGGACGCTGAGAGCGTGTCAGGGACAACCGGGAGGCGGTTGATAACCTGGCGCTCCACGGAGAATCCGACCCCGGTTCCGTTCATCAGGACGTACAACATCTCAGCAAATGCACGCACTGAGTTCAACTCCCGGTACGCGCAATTGTATATGCACATGTTGTCGCGTTCTGCTGCTTTACCTGCTGTCCACAAGGCACGCATACTTGGCATCACCTTCAAGTCGCGGATGCTCTTGCACGCCGCAGTGAAGTGCAGCTTGTATTCATCAGGTACTTTCTGGATAAAGAAATCCATGTATCGGTTTACAGTTTCATGCCAGTCCTCTCTTCGTCCTTCTTTCTCAAGCCACCTAGCGTACGTACGCTTATAGATGAATTCTTGGTACACTGTGTTAAACATCACTCTGCCTTGTAATGAGTTAAATTGTACATATCCGGCCCAACTTCTACCTCCACCGGGAACGGAACGTCAATCTGCATATCGAACGCTGTGTTGAATATCTCAGGCACACTCTCCATGATAGGCTGGATAACTTGCACCACTTCATGCAGTACATCCTTGTGACAGTCAATCCAGATACAGTCATGCACAGTATTCACAAGCTCAGCTTTACCTTGCCAGAAGTCACGGCGGATGAACTCACGAATCAGTTTACCAAGTACAGCTTGTACGAACTCACCAGATGTACCTTGTACTGGATAGTTCTTCAGTTCAGTAGGCATGAAGCTATCTTTGATACCTTCGCGTTGCATCCACTTCGGAGCAGGGTACGTTCTGAATCCGTACAGTGTACCAGTTGGAGCTTGCCAGTACCCACGCCTGAACACAGACCCAAGTACAGGATCAAAGAACGGCTTAGCTGTGGCCTCTACTGCGCGTTGTACTGACTTATTGAATTCAACTACACCGGGGTACAGTCTATCTTCCGCTTCAATCATAGCTTCAACAGCTTCCTTGCTGATCCCTGTTGTTGCGCTGATCTTTGCAGCACCTGCACCATAAGCCCTTTGAAAGCTAAAAACCTTGCATTCAGTTCTACGCTGCTTCCAGAGTTTGTAGTCAGGATCGGTTTCATCCTTGCACTTCTGCACAGCCTCTTCGTACGTGCATCCGAATCGCGCTGACACACGCTTGCAGTGGAAGTCAACCTTGTTCTTCAAGTCCTGTCGCAGATGCAGGTCATTACTTAACACACCCTGACCCACCACTTCAAGCTGGCTGTAGTCCGCCTCGATCATCACGCCGTCTTCACCGTACCGGGATACGAACATCTGTTTGACTTTCGATTTATCCTTTCGTGGCAGGTTCTGCATGTTCCTTATATTCAGTTGAGGGCGTTAGTCTCAACCCGTCTTGCGACTGCTGTATATTCCTATACAGAGTAGACTATATCATCTCTCCGAAATGGAGAGCCGTGCGCTTCCACCCACTTGAGTGTACTCTCTTTCGAGATAGTCGTTGCACCTTCTAATGAATGCAATCTCATATGGTCAGAGATTGTCATCAACACTAAGTTCTCGAACACATTGTTGTGTGGATTACCATCACAATGATGCACTACAAACCCGCTAGGAATTTGAGTTAAGCCAAGTGCTTCACACACTACAATATGGTGCACAAATACATGATGACTAGCTTTTCGTCCAGTGTACCAGTCTGGTTTAACGCGCATGAGATAGCCTTTCGAATCAGACACATCCCCTATGTATCTAGGGTGCTCTGTACCCGTCTTACCCAACATAGGATTCTTACTTCCCAGCTTTGAATTGCGATACGTAGTACGTTTTCTTGCATCGCGTTCATCTTTAGTATAATGTTTTTGCACATACTTATGTACGTGTTTATATGGTATACCAAGATGGTTCGCTATATCCTGCATAGTCATCTCTGTTGTTTCATACAAGAACTTAATGTCCATTTGGCACTCCTTAGTGCTGTTTGGTTAGCTTGGCTCAGGATTGTCCGGTCTGGATATTCCCTGAATTCACACGGTTTTACAACCCCATGTTAAGGGTTAGAACTACTCAATCGGGTCGTGACTGTAAGGGTATGGTTCAGCATGTGATGCAAGATACTATCGGCTGGATCAACCAGGGTGAGCATACCTACTGCTTCTCCATCCCCTTTATCCCGCCGATAGTACGTGCCTATCTCTTTCAACAGTGCAGCGTACCTACTCAAGTACTCACAGAACGGAATACCTGAATGCTGAAGAGCTTCCATTTGCTCGTCACCAGTGCTGTACACTACATTACCTGCGCGGTCCGTAGTCTTGGTAGCCCAATCAGGATCGGGCTGTACAATCTGCGGCAGGTGGAATAACTTATCGTACAGCTTAGTCTTCAGCTTCCCCTGTACTTCAACCTTCTTAGTCTTGTACTCCCCCTTCCGCTTACCTGACAAGAACGTATCGCACTCGTACACTACACCATTCTTAGACTTGAACTTACCTGGGGCGATAATCAGTTCAGGTGGTACAGGTCTTCCTTGCCACAAGTACCTATCTTCAGTAGCCTTAGTGTACGTACAGTTTCCTTCGTCATCCAAGATAGGACCACGCTCTTGGTAGTGCAGTGCTCCACCGAACAGGATAGCAGACTTCTGCCTATTGCTCCATGTCCATTCAATCTGCTCCGGCAAATCAGGAGGTAAGAACTCACTGAGCTTAGCAGTGATCGTATCTAGTTCATCCTGCAATTCCACCAGCAGTTCTTCAGCTTTATTCAAGTCAACCTTGATACCGTTGAACTGCATCCTAGATGTGCAGAGCATCCCGTCCATGCGGAACAACCATGCTTTGAACATCTTGAGCTTGTGCAGTTTCTCAACCTGCCCAGTGTACACCTTCAACGTATTCCCGATGTCACCGCCCTGCTTGTCATGTCCAATCAAGTACTCAAGCATGAGGTCAACAGGTATCTCGTACGTCTTGATGCCTTGCTTCCACATCTCAGCAATAGCATCCACCTTTGTATCTCCACCGTACAATGGAGCTACGTCATTCAAACTGCACATCTGTGCTTTCTGGTGCTGTGCTCTAAGCAGGTACTCTGCGTACTGGCAGTCATGCACTCGACCACCGCGCTTGAAGAACTCAATAAGCTGAGGGTCTTTCCACAAGTAATGCAGATCGTACCCGCAGATATTAAAGCCTACGAGTACATCTATGTTATCCAAGATACCATCAGGGAACCTACGAGGAAGCCCCGCAGGGTCAAGGGAGTACACCGCTTTATTCTCATCTTCATCGTACCGCCTGTACCCGAAGTAATACAAGCCGTTCTTGTACTGTCCCGTTTCATCTTTTACAAATGGGTTAGACTTTCTCTTGAACGCTGCTTCTGTCCCGCACTCAAGGTCTATGATTAAGTACCGTCCAAGGTCATCCGACTGCATCAGGTTCCTCCTTGTCATCATGCCATGCTTGGAACGTAGCCTGCCTGAGTGCTTTGTACCCAGGATCAGGCTTAGCTTTAACCTTGCAGATACGTCCGATGTACCTGAAAGGATTCTGGAACATATCAGTACGCTCGTCGTGCTTCATCTTACCTGCACCGACCTTGAACTCTGCACCAGTGGCGTCACTGCACCAGATAGCTCCAACCATCCCTTTAGGTTCACCGTACTTGTCAACAGCTTCTTCGTACGCAAGTACCTTCAGGTCGAGGGTATCCTCGAACACGTACTTCTGGCTGGCCCATGAGCGGGTCAGTGTGTACAAGCCATCGGTAGGCCGGATCATTGCACCCTCAACAGGTCTGAACTGCCTAGCTTTTTCCAAGTCCTGAATCCACCGTTGCAATCCTTCAGGAGTTTCGTACAAGTACTGCGGCACTAGTTTAACAAAGCGCATGCATCCTCCAGGAAGATTGCACCACCATGTCTGCAATGCTATAAGCCTAGCATGGAACGGTGTATTCGGGATGTCTGCATCGAACACCCAGAGTTCAGCATCTCGCCATGCTTCATCCTTCCTGCACTTACCTGAGATAGTTCCGAAGTTCATCCCTGGCTTGTAATGCTCCCCAATAATAGGGAAGTCAGGCAGGAACGGTTTAATTTTATCATGTATCCACTGTACACCAAGCAAAGGCTTGCTCTGCCTACTCTGCATCTTCTCTTTAGTGTACACCCCAGGAACACCATCGAGTTTCTCACTGACGTACACAGGGAAGCTGCACTTACTTGGATCGTAGTTCTTACTGAGCATCATAACTTCAGACATCTAGCACCTCTCATGCGGCTGAGGCCAGTACTCTTGATCTGCGTCCCGCTGAATGTACTTGCATTCAGTCCCACCGATAGCAGCGCATACCTTGCATGGGTACAAGTAACCATCATTCTCACAGAACTTACAATCAAAGCAGCAAGACTCGTGATAGCACAGCTTAGCACTCGCTTCAAAATTAAAAGGACAATCGTACTTACTCATCTTCCAATTCCTCCCAGTCTTCTACAGGCCAAAGGTCGTTAACCCCGATGCCACATTGCATGTACTCGTACAAGAACATTAAACTGCACAGTGCATGGTCGTAATGCGAGTTCCCTGATTCCGGGTCAATCAGTTCTCCCTGGCATGGTCCGAATACAAGATGCCTGAGTGCAGCATCAAGAACGCGACTCCACTCCATACCCTCTTTCCAGTTGTTCCGGGTGTACTTCTGCATACCGTACACTAAGCCATTCGCACATCCAGTAATAGCTTGGGTAGAGCCAAGGTACTCACGGAGTTGCGTGATACTGTACGCAATCATATTCATAGCGGAATTCGTGCAGTCCATGTGTCCTGCCCGGCTGATGCTCATAATAATTCCACGCAGTTCATGCGGCACACTACCAGGGATCAACAAATCGAGTACATCTGTACTAATCAAGCTAAGTTGAGGCTTCCCTTTGTCATGCTTAATCGCTGCCATTACGCCCTCCAATCTTCTCCGATACAGGTTACGATTGCACGCTTTCCATTCTTGTACTGCACAACATGACTATGACTCCAATTACTCGGACCTCTGTTGTACTCAAGGTCAAGTTTACTTGTGACCCCTGCACTGAATACACCGTCACGAATACCTGCTGCATGCACATGCCCTATGGTACTCTTCACTCCGATCTTACCCAGGTTCTCAATGTTCCCTCGTGTACCATTCGGCCCAAGATGTCCGTGCATACCGAGCTCAATTTCATTATGCATGAAACTATCACCCAAGGTCAGGAATTTAATACGCTTGTGCGCTGTGTCCTCTACATGCTTCAGTACCTGCCGCTGATACGTAATACTGCTGTATTCTGGTACATCGTGCTCGATAGCCATGCACATATCCAGGTTAGCTTCCAACCACAGTTTCATATTCACAGGATCACGAAAGCCAGCAGGGTCTTTAAGCCACTGGTAAAATGCGTAGTTGTGATTCGACGGTGCAACAATCAAGTACCCGGTATCAGGCATGTAAGTAACAAGGTTATCCAGTACCAATCCAGCAGACATGAACTCAGCTTCAACAGTCTTGGCCCGTGCTCTGTACATGAAGTGCGGATCACTCTTGTTCCAATGACTGCGGCTATAGAAGTCTATCAAGTCATGCAGCACGAGGTACTTAGGTTGCAGCGCAGCTATCAGTTTCCTAGCAGCAGCGAGTGCCTGCTTAGATACACGAGGTGCATGAATATCCCCGAGGGTAATACTATCTGCACTCAACCCATAGATGCATCCCTCGGCTGAGTAATGCGCATCTAGATCATAGAAGTCGCCCTGTTCATTCGCAACGAGTTGCCGGGCGAACCACTCGCCTGTGCTAGTAACCTCTACGTACAGTGCTCCGAATACATGGCAGAAGTCTGCTTTCTGTCCAGTCTTTCTAGGGATGTAGTTCCGCTGAGTAACTGCGCCTGTAGTGTACATGAACTTAGTGGGTGAACTCAAAGGTGTAGGTACACTTTGCATACATAACTTAGTATGCGGCACAATACCCGATGCGTCCCTAGTGTACGTTTCAAGTCCTGTCAATGGTCGCACTGCTGTTGGCAGAATATCGAGTTCCCCGCACCACACAAGAGGAGTACACCTAGCGCCACCCTTTGTAATCTCAGCGGCCTCGGACATGAAGTAATCTTCAAGCCGAGGATCATACCACAATCCTTCACGTGTCTTATCCAGATTCTGAAAGCCTTCCTTATTGTACGTAATCTTTGCTACCTTCAATCGTGCATCGTTCTTATTACAGAACACTTCCAGAGCACGGAGGAATCGCTCATGCACAGGTGTATTATTCTGTGCAGCAGTGAACACGAATCTTCTACCGAACAGCTTGACTCTACGCTTATCGGGTGCTTCAATGCATCCCTGCTGGACAGGCAAGGCGTCATCGAATGCGCGATCAAGTCTTGATCTCCATCTTCGTACAGTCCGCTCTGATACCTGCAATGCAGCCGCTATCTTCTTAGTGTCTCTACCGTGCTCTTTGAATGCAGTAAGTATCTCGTCATGCGTGTACGTCATATTGCTATACCTACTACGATCTTGGGTACGTAATCCATACATGCTTTAGCCAGGGCGACGCGATCTTCTTTACGCTCTAATTGTAAGAGTTCAAGAGCACCGGAAAAGGCTACTGTACGCCAGTATAATTTAAAATCAGAAGTACAAATGTAATTATACAAACCTTCACGCGCAGTTATGAATTCTCCTGCACTCTGGTACTCTTGTACTGTGCCACCGCATTCACGAACAAAAGAGACAGCAGCATCGTCATCCTCAAACAGGATACAATAGTCGATGTCTTTAGCATCTGTAGATTGCACAAGACAACTACCAGTTAGATGCGCATCAATAATACCTGACCTCCGCCAAGCGTGCTTTCTAAGGCGATCTGGTATTACCGTGCTCATAGTAAGTGTGCCACTCATAGTTCAATTCCTCCTTCTTCCTCGTTCTTTATGTCACTGAATTGGCATGTATCGCGTTGGAACATTATCTCGCAGCGCGGGTCGCCTGACGTACCCTCTCTCTGCATCTTAGTTTTAACCATTGACAAGCCACGTACACTTTCCATACCCGGTGTGTTAGATGTACCAAGCATAAGGATACCATCACAAGCACCCTGTAACCCAGTCTTTGAATCTTTGAGCGCAGACATGGGAGGATAAAGTACACCCTCTGCCTCAGCGGAAAGCTGCCACGTAGCAATACCCACTGCATCGTACTTAACGCTTCTTTCACGCGCCCATTGCGCAAGTGACTCCACATCCAAGTCATTTCTTTGAGCATGTTCAGTCACCTTTATGTTGTTCAGCATGTCGTACACTATAAGGCCAGGGTTATGCTGTTCAAGCAGCAGGTCCACCTGACTTGTACTCATACCATGAATGTCAAGTACTCTTATCCTATCCATCCGACCAACAGCAGCAGCGTACTCTGAGTGCAACTTACCTTGTGCATTCAACGCGAGCATTCCACGAATACCAGTCTTCAATGCACTCTGGTACAAGCGTGGATAAATCCGCTCTCCCTTCCCTTCATTGTTCAACCAAATAATGTTCAGCGGGGCCGGGAGCTGCCGAGCCCAGGCCGTGAGGAGGAAAGCCAGGAAGCTCGTTTTGCCCTTTCCTGGCCTCGCTGCTGCGATCAAGAAGTCGCCGGGACGTAAGGGCCGGGTCGTGGCTTCCAAGGCCAGGAGGGGCCAGTGCAGGCCCGATTCGTCCCGCTCCTGAGCCAAGTATCCCTCGATGTCAGGCTTCACCCAGACGTCTTCGGATACACCCTTGTCTAGCTTGTACTGTTCAAGGGCACGAGAGATCACGCCTGTTAGATCAGGCAAGTCGCCATCGTTCCACTTCTGTAAAGCGAACGCTGTTTGGTGCGCGAGTCTTAGCTCCCGCAGTTCAGCAAGTAATCCTTCCCGAATACCATCGGGTATTTCTCCTTGCAGTGCAGTCCGCATAGTCTGACGGTACACTGCTTTCTGCTCCTCCTTCAGCTTAGGATGTTGGAACTTCTCGAACCATGTTATGAATGTATCATAGTCAATGTCCGCGCCATCGAACTTTTGGAAGTACTCTGCGTAGTCGTCAAGGAGTACCTTAGTATGCGGGTCGAGTGCATGCACAGGTACGAACTGCCTTAAGGCGGAGAACTCTTTTCTAGTCCTGAGTACTTGTAGAATCCGTACATCAACCATCTAGCCTCCTGGTTAATCAAGATCATGTTTCGTTATGCAATCAAGCGGTCCACCTCGGCGCGGGCGGCAACATAGTTTTTAAGCGACGGGGCCATCCTGTCATAAACGATGAATGTATTCGCCACCGCCTCAACCAGCGCGGTGTGGCGGGTGAGGAGGGCGGCGTAGTCGGAGTGGAGGACGTAATCGCCGTCTTCACACTCGTTCACGCTCAATCGAGCCGAGTCGTAAAATGCATAGCAGTCAAAGTCGTATCTCTTCACGCTCATTTGAACACCTCCAAGACGTGCTTTATTTCAGCAGACGGACGTCCCCGATACATCATGCCCTTTCTGCGCTTTTCTTCTTCCGATACATAAGCATTCGCCAACTCCATAGCGGCGGCGTACTGGTTCCATGCCCTCACCGTGGTGAAAGCCGCTCCACAACATTCCGTTGCTTCTGGACAATATTCTGCTGGATCGAATGTCGGGAAAATAACAGGACTATTCCCGCACAGCGGACATTTCGCAATCTCGCTCATTTCTCCTCCAGTGCGCGGCGGGCAATCTCGCATGGCCCCCAAGTTTGCTTATATGAAAACATCTGCGATACTCTCTCTTGCGCTCTTGTTACGGTGCGGTAGTGCTCGTTGCAAAGTCCAGACGGAGGCCATTTGGCTTTCTTTGCGTGCTGACAGGCAGTGCAATTTTCAGACTCTTTGATAGCCGCCTCGCGAATTGCAATTATGTCGTCATCCGGGTGCTTGTAACAGTCATAGTCTCTGACCTTCTTCAGCGCCTCCTCCAGCCTCGCCACGCGGGCGCGGAGGGCGGCGTTTTCGGTCTGCAATTCGCACAATCCCGTCACGCATTCGTCAACAGAGAATCCATGCTCGCACGTTGCGGCTATGAGACTTGCGTTGGTCTCCATCATTTTTCACCTCCGCAAATTTTATCAGTGGTTGTTTCCTTCATCCTTCCGCCTCCCCCCAGTAGTTCTTGTATTACTTGTTTACTGTACAACTTCGGGTCTTTGGGAGTCTTGACTGCATGTACCTCTGCACCCATGAGCTTTAGTACACGTATTAAATTTAACCTACCCTGCACTCCAGCTTTATCCCCATCTAACCACACATGCACAGGACACTTGAACTGCACTATACGATTAAGCACAGCAGGATTCACATGCGTCCCAAGGATGCACATACTCCTGTACCCTGAATCAGCTACACGAATAGCGGAGAGTACATCCTCAACTACCACGAGTCCAGTCCCTTCACCGTACACAGGAGAGCAGAAGTTCTCTTTGTACTTCACGAAGTACTTAGGTCTTGGTCTAGGTACAGAGGTATCACGAGTGCATACCGCTTCAAGTACACCTTCCCAGTACAAAGGCATGACTACACGCTTTATACTGGGACTCCAGAAAATTTTTTCCTTCCATAATCTAGGTGTGATGCTAGCTTTACTGAGCCACACAATAGCATGACTAGGGAAATCATAATTCAAGTCAGGTAGAACTAAATCAGGATTGGATTCGTACGCAAGGACAGCTTGCCTATCTTGCAACAGTTCCTGCATACTAGGTTCCACCGGGATACACCCGTACTCGGAACAGCGAAAGCACTTGTACCTGATGCACTCTAGCTCTCTTGATAGCATGAGGCTTTTGTCCTGGCCGCAGCACTGCACCCTGAGCTTAGTCCCAACAGGCGCAGTCTTATAGCTCTCAGCTACTTCTCGTGCTTGTGTACTCTCGTGCATACCCTCCTCCTTGAAGCGAAAAAAGGAGCACAGCGTTAGCTGCACCCCCTAGCGTAGCACTGCTACGAAAGAAAGACCGAAGAATGTACTCATGGGAGGACGGCACTTTCCACCCCTCAGCCCTTCTTTAGTAGCAGGGAGCCGAAGCTCCCTACTGAATTGTCGTTACATGCTCAGCGGATCGAGTTCATCACCGACTTCGGTGTGGTCTTCATCCATAGCATCGGCAGCAGTGGGACCACCAGCAGGGCCGTACGTCTGCTTAGTGGGCTTGCTAATCAGACCACCAGCAACAGCCTTGTTCAGCCAAGCGCGGAACGTAGCGGCAGTGGGCAGCGGACCATAAGCACGAACGTACACGGCCATGACCTGAGTGATGTTCAGGGCAGACGGACATGCAGGATCGTTCAGGATGTCGGCCACGCGCTTAGCGTTCTCGGACACTTCACCAACGAACTTAGTTTTGATCTCTTCCGGCAGGTCATCGACATTCAGAAAATCGAAATTGAACTTAGACATGGTTGCCTCCTAATGGCATTTGATTGTGCATAATTGCACTGTTGTACTACTCTAGTACGTGTTTATACCTTACTTAGATGAACGAGTGCCTGTGTTCTTTGTACCTCTTGCGTCAATGTGCAGATACATACATTCACAGGCACTCGGATACTACTTGTACTTCTTCCTATTGCTGAAGCACCTTAATAGCGTTCATGATCTTGCGTTCCGTTTCAGCCTTGTAATCGTCACGACCAATCGCTTGGCCTTTGCAATGCCCAACTTGGTACACAGTCGTCAAGGCGTACACGATATGCACGAACTTCGTGAGATTCTCTAAGGTGTCTGCTTCTGGCCAGCCGTAGCATTCAGACGGCACATAGTCCATTTCAAGCGAATCTGGGCCTAATCCGATGTTATACAGGAGTTTCCAGGCATTCAAATCAAATTCACGGAACAGCAGACCACTCCTTCCCCGATCAGGTGTTACCCTAACCAAAAACCACCCACCCGGTTCTCCTTCGACTACGTACTTCACCGACTGAATGTACAGTACATCGCCAGGACGCAGTACTTCTCCTGCGAGTTCTTCAGGACTGACGAATGTCCGTGGACCGGCTTCTACCTCATCGCCTTCTGTGTCGCATTCTGTGTCACGAATAAAACCGTACGCCGGGATGAAGGCGTTAAGACCTTCACAAGATTTGCATGGCGCTTGCTTGATATCGAAGTTCCAGAATACACAATTTCTGCACGACTGACCCCCGCTACCCTCCAGGAATTCCAGACGGTACAAAAGCCATTGTACGCACGCCGTAAGCCCTTTAGCGTCCCGATCCAGATCGTACTCAGGCCACTCGCCGTTGCACTTTGCGTCATCGCGCCCGAGAAACGCCTGCATAATCTGGGCACGTTTGTCGTACAAGCCAAGGTCCTCCCAGATACGCCCGTTTGATCCATGCAGGTTATGAAGCCATTCGTTCTGGACCATGTACAAGACCGAGCCGAACTGTACGTAATCCCCGTACTCAAGTACTTTGTCCTGCAATGTTCTGACATTCGCGAAAACACGTCCCGGTTTAATATCGTTGGGACGTTTAGTGAAGTTACACTTGTGATCCGTCCCAAAACACACGTTACACGGGAAGGTATCGGCGTGAACTTCCGAGTACAACGTACAATTATAGCACATTCTTGACATAAAAATCCTCCAGGTTAAGGTTACGAGTATTGGTGTAATTAAATGCACGATAGAAGGTAGCAAGTCTCCCTGCTACCTTGTACGAGTACTCAATCTTATTCAATACTATTCAATCTTGTATTTCCCAGTCCAAATCGAGCATCTCTCGGGCGTACTGACGACGCGCTTCTCGTGCATCTTCATCGGAATCGTACATATCTACATCGACTTCATCCCATTGATTGTACGGACTCATCCAGTGCGCGCAATAGAACGCTGATCTCTCGTAGCACTCTTCAGGCCATTGAATAGGGCAGTGCTTGCAATGCGAACCCTGCGCGGTGCGTCCCCGATTCTGTCTCTGCGCCCATTCACAGGCATAGCACGAGTGCATAGGAATACTAGCCGCCCGATGACTGAACCCATTCTTCAGAAAGAACTCGATCTTTTCTGACGCACCAGTTTCGTACATGTACTGCCATAGCGTGTAATGCAAGTCCTGCATCTCGTACGATTGCAGTTCATTGCATGGTGTACTGTTGTACACTCTAGCATCCATAACGAGCCTCCTGCACTTCGTGCACTTCATTCCCTACACGATTTATACCATTTCGGAATTCGACTCTCCCAGATAGCAAATGAATTCCCGTTTCCCTGGAATCGACTTCGATGCAAGTACTCCCAACGCAAACGAACCACGTTTGACGAGTACCGTCGAACATGTAGCCCACGTACCCCTTGCATGTACGATGCACGATGAACAGTTTACCTTGATTCCTTTTCATAATTTGCCCTCCAATGCTTGAACGCCGTACCATAGGAGCATGAACACAGGACTAGCCGAGACGATGATCCATGCGAGTGTTTTCATGCCGCCACCCACGCCTGCCCCTTGAAGTACGTGTAAGCCTCAGGTCTGTTTGGTCCATCGAATTCGACAGGAAACAAGTCTCTGCCTATGCGCTCAGGAGCACGAAAGGGTTGCGGGAAATACTGCATGTAGTACAAGTACACTCCGGAATCATCACGAAGCAGGACGCACTCCTGATCGTAGTACACACCAAGGCCGAGGATAGTCTTGATTGCAGACGCATCCTGCACGACGACTACGAACGAGTGTTCAGACTCCCCCTGATAAAAGCCCAAGGCAGGACTGAATCGAATCTTGCCCTGTCTGGCGAGTACGTCAAGGTCATCCTGTAGCATCTTCTGACGGACGAAATTGGCCGCAACTCCCCTATCGGAACGAGCGGCACTGATAATCATAACAGTTTCACGAGTGCGCATGTTAGACCTCCTGACTTTCTTCAAGTTTATCCCACATGTACGACATTAGCATAGCAACGAATACTAGCACGAGTCCGGCAATGCCGAGCCCCTTAGCGAACGTCGCTGCATCATCGTAAAAAGGATACATGAACCAAACGAGCCAAAGCCAGCCCGATGCTTGCAATGCTACTCCGAGCATGCGCTGAACGCGCTTCGCTCGCCGCTGGCCGAGCCTAACTTCATCGCGCCAGCCCTGATCGACGGGCGCGGCTTCCCTATAAATTCGACGGTTTTTTCGTGTCCTTTGCATAGTGTCCTCCATGCTTTATAGTTAATCGAACCACAAAAGGCCGGATACGATTATGCATCCGGCCTTCAAGGTAGGGTTAACTTTATTTCCGACCAGCCTCGAACACTTCTGAACCAAGTTCCTTTACGATCAAAGACGTGATACTGTTCAATAGACGCTTTTCGTCTGCGGTTAACAGGGCATTTTCAGCATTATCAAGACGTTTAATTGCTTGGATGATGACATTGAACTTCACGGGCGGAGTTATTTTCTCCGGCTTCGCAATATCCCACCATGCTTTTTCTTCGCATTCCATTACCCATGCCTTGGACACGAGTACCTTGTCCTTGTACGTTGTCTTTTCTTCACCCTTGAATTGCGTAGCATGGAACTTTACCTCTGTCCTACCGTCATCATGCTTTTTGATAGAGTAACCGATCATCCCTTTGAAAGTTTTATCCTGACCACCAATTTTCAGGACAGCCTCGATTAAAGGCATTACTTGCATATTCTTAGTTTCATGTACTGCCTTTGCAAGCAAGTTCAATCCAGACAAGTTCCTATGCTCCGTTCCTGCTAATGCGACAGCTTGTTTCCATGCGCTGGCCCAATACATGTTCGCGGAGTTCTGGTGCTTAACAGCCTGGGAAATGACAACCTTTAAACTGCTCAAATTGTACTGCTTTTCAATCTGCTTTTCCATGAATGTCCTCACACTTTTTAAGGGTTATTAGCTCCGGTATTGAAGCTTTAAAAGGGGCTACCTGCTAGTGCAGACAGCCCCGATAAAACGTCAATTTCCTAGGTCATCATGCTAGGTTCGTCATTGGATGATATAAGCGTTGCTAATGCTTACAAGTCCATGACGCGTCGCGGTGTCGTTGATAATTCACCCTAGTTCCTGATTCCCGACCCAATGCATGTTCCCACCGTATTCCGTTTCTAGCCGTGGCGGTTCCGCTTTCGCTTTCCCGTTGGAGCATGAAACGTTGTTTTGATACGTTGCTAGTCCTCGGAGCATGCACCCTTTGTTTTTCATGCTCGTTGTGTTCGCATTTTTGCAGTTATGTTGCATTGCAGGCAGTTCATTGGAACTATCGCTGATGAATTATCCCGCTTCTTTTCTCTGCTATGTAGAACACAATTTACTAACCTAGTGGCATGGTATCCTCTGGACTATCCCTTTCGGCATTAAGCCGGACTATCCGTAGGATACTAGGTCATGCTACCTAGCCCATTCAATTGTGTTCATTTGTCAAAGATCATGTCGTCTTGAGGCCCCTTGTCTCAAACTCTGCATCCTTTGTCAAACACTTTTTTGCAGGTCGGGAAGTTTTTCTTCCCCTAGGCCTCGGTGTGAATCTGTCAAAGATATTTCCCTCTTTGCTAGTGCCGTGCCAAGGATGTGCTAGTTCCTGCTAGTTCCTGTTAATTCTTCTTAATTCATGCTTAACTATTTAACTTTATTAATGTTCTTTCTTGTGCCGTTCTTTTTGTCCTCTGTAGCCATGCCTTGCTGTTGGTTCAATTATTTGTACCATTGTTTTCCTATGTACTGCCCTGCTCGGTCGCGTCCGCTCCCTCGTTGGATGCTCAGCTGTTGCTAGGCCTAGGTTCCCTGGCATGTTCAGATATTTGTACTGTCTATGGCAGTAGTTCAATTATTTGTACTTATTGGTACTGGCCTGTTCTTACCTGTTCTTACCTGTTCTTACCTGTTCTTACCTGTTCTTACCTGTTCTTACCTGTTCTTACCTATTCTTACCTGTTCTTACCTATTCTTACCTGTTCTTACCTATTCTTACCTGTTCTTACCTGTTCTTACCTATTCTTACCTGTTCTTACCTATTCTTACCTATTCTTACCTATTCTTACCTATTCTTACCTATTCTTACCTATTCTTACCTATTCTTAC